GTGTATTATTGTATGCTGCGGTTGCATTGATAACATCAATATGGAACCAGCGGTTACTTCTTGACCAAGGATTTCTATTAATAGAATTTCTAGCAATGGTAATATAATCAGGTTCTACTGGAACGTATAAACTTGAATCATAGTTCCCAACATCATATGCAGTAGTATCATATGGTATGTATGCTCCTTCTGAGAACAATCCGGGAGAAACTAAAGTTGTTACTGGAATTAATTCAATCGCAGTACCAACACCCTCAACATAATATTCTACATTATTATAACTTGTTGGATATATATCCCCTTGAAACAAAACTTTTAATCCGTTAGTAAAAACTACACCATTCTTAGAGGTGTAATTAGTTTTTCCTAAAATATCAGTTAAAACATTAATTTGATTGGTGTTATTATTTTCGATTAAATTAATAACACCAACTCGTCCTGGAATAGTTCCGTCTTGATAATATAATGTATCTAATATAGCACTATTGTAGGGTTCTAATGTTATTACACCAATAGTACTTCTATAGAAGTTTCTATTACCCCATTCTAAACCGTATGTCGCAGTAATTTTTTGATTAGTTGGAATTGATTCTGCAACTGATAATTGAATTTGAGGATTATCAATTGATCCCAATAATGATATTGTATAAAAAGTAGCAGCTACTTCAGTATAAAATCCACCTTCATAGTTATTATCAAATATTGATGAACCGGGATAATCAGTACTTTCATTATATGTTACACCGCCATCTTGGTCGTACAATGTTTGTTCATAGAATTTATCAATATATCCAGTTTCATCAGGAACTCCGGTGTTGTAAAACATAACGGTTAATCCATCTAAGGCTGTTACACCGTCAATTCCATTAATATCATTTACAAATACACCGTTTACCTGAGCAAACGGCAAAGTAGAAACTACCCCAACCGTATTATTTCCCGGATGATAAAAATCATCTAATGCATTTTTTTGCGGAACATTAAATGTTACTACGCCATTCGTAGCGCCATTGTTTGTAACACCGTAAACATCACGAGTTTGTACATTTCTTTCAGTTGGGCTAAGTCCAGTTACCCCGGGTTCACCTTGTATCCAAAATTGAGTATTTTGATTTACGTTAAATGAATATGAACCACCTCTTAAGAAGGTTAATGTTGGATTAGGACTAGGTGTAGTTAGTGATTCTGATGAGATCAAATAAGAATTAGCATCAGGTTGAACAACAAAATTATCAGAACTATATACTATACTAGAAGATACAACAACACGTTCAGGTCCTTCAGGTAACCAGTAATATTGATTGAAATTAATTATTGGATCTAAGTTGGTAAATGAGTCCCATGAATAGAATTGACTATTAAACAATTTGTTATTGTCATTAGTTATTCCACCATTAAGTTTTAACGAGTCGATTATGCCTGGATAACTTATAAAATCTTTTGCAGTAGTAGCATTTTCTTTTAAGAAAATAACACCCGGTTCTAATTGATAATCAGTTCTTGTTTTAGTTGGTTCGGTTACATAATAATCGTTAGCATTAACACCGTACCCAAATTTACTACCTATATAACCCTGAATTTTTTTAGTATTGGGCTGTGCTACCAATTGATCTAGCGTTGCTGCTAAAAATTGGCTGTTAGTTGTGGTTTTAAATATTTCTGGAAGAAAATCTAGTGTTCTAATTCTTGTTGCCATTTGTAAAAATCTTTATGCTATATACTACTTATGCTATCTGCAATTCGGCGGGTGTGAGGGCTGCTATTATCAATACATCATTTGATGTCGCTGCATTAACAAATATTTCGTATGGCAAACATTTAATTTCATATAAATCTCCAAAATGCATTGTGGGGTCGTTTGGTACTAATACGCAAGAACTTACTAATTCACCTATGTTAGAATGAATGTATGCGCTCAATTCACTAAAATAAAAAGTATCTCCAAAATTCCAATTATTAATACTGAAGTAATTATTCATTTGTGTTAGTACAGCACTACGAATTTCACTATCACTTGCATTAGTATTATTATTTTTAATAACTTTAATGGTTGATCTTAACGCCGAAGCTGCTTTTGGCCCAAACAATGGTTTGAACACTACGCTATTTAAAATAGCACTATCAGTCAACATTTTATAATCTTGTATCTGACCATACTCATTACTTAATTCATTAATCGTTGGTCGTTGTGGCATTGGTACAGTGTCAGTTGTGTCTTGTATCCAATTTTGATATGCGGTATAATATGATTGAGTCACTACATATAAGTCAATAATGTTTGTTGTTGCAGGATCGATGCGTGTAGTATTGTTGCTATTGTGACGATATTGAAATTGAAATCCTTGACGTCCAGGCTTCATACTATATTGCAGTTGCTCAACTAATGTAAAATATGGAGTTAACACCGTGGGGTCTTGTACTGTAATATAGAATTTATTTTCTGAATATGCATAGAACAGTTGACCCACAGGGTATTCGTATTTTATAACTTCAATTTGTATTTTTGTAGAATACTGATAAGATAAAGTAGATGATGCTATCAATTCCTGTCTTGTTAAATTAATTGCATCTTGTATTGTTTCAAAGAATGCATAGACACCAATGTTAGTACTACCAGTAACATATCCGGTAATTTCATTAAAGAAATCAGGGTTATCTATAATATTTTTATTGTTAACGTCAATACTAGCAATTTCAACTTCAAAATCATTTATATATCCGTCACTCTCAACTGTTTGACCAATAATACTAGTAGTTACCGGTTGACTTAGTGCATAATTACTATTTGGTTGGGTATTAGTTTCTAACACTTTTATAAAGTCTTGTAATATAATTCCGGAGAAGGGATCGTATACTAATTTACCTGAATCATATGTAAATCTAGTATCTGCTACACTACCAAAATAGTATGCCAAAGAACGATAAGTTACAGTATATCTATTATAACCAACACTTTCAAAATTAACAAAATAATTACTTGCGTTGTAAATATCAACACTCCAACGAGTTTGATTAATAGTCAATGAATTATTAAACACTAGTGAGAAGTTTTGTTGCAAATCTAATCTAACAATACACTCTTGTATAACACTATTGGGCAAAGTATTACTAAATGCAGGTAGTACTATTGTTAGTATTGCGCCTGCTGGAATGTATCCATTTAATGATATAGGGCCACTGCCATTAGCAAACTGTCCTAATCCATTATTAAATCCATCACCTATTACATTTAATACAGTAGTCCAAATGTAAGTTATATCTGATGCTCCTGCAACACCACTTACTAATCTATTATTTTTATCAAAATAGAATCCAGAAGGAGCTACAAATTTAAGCAATGCACCCGGTGTTATATATTTTGCATTGTACGTTGAATAAGTTCCTACTGGTACAGGAGTATCGCCCCCATTAGTTATATTATAAAAATAACCGGTTAAGCTGTTAGCATCTACTGTACTAGTTTGCCAAAATAATGTTCCGTCCCCCGATGCAGCATTAATTGAATATCTAGTATAATTTTGAGTATAATATTGTGCCGATCTATTATCTGTTAGGATAGCAGCCAAAGTATCAGTTAAGAATGTAATTATATCGCCAGTACTATTAATAGTTAATGTGGCATATCCATTGGTATCATTTAACCAAGCGCCACCGTCATTAGCATATACGTTAGTACTACTATATTTTCCTGTTGGGTCTAGCAAATCTAAATTTTTACTAACACCTACACTACTACGATTAATAGCTTTACTCTTTATAATAGAACTATACAATGTATAAGGGAAGTTAGTATAATCTTCTCCATTGACCATACGATTTTGCGTATAGTAACGACTTGGAGCACGTTGTTTAATTTGTGCAAGACTTTCACGAACTTGTGCATTTGATACTGGAATTTGCAATGACAATCCAATTGTTAATGTTTCAATACGACCAATTCTACTGACATAGTTAAGTGTTACAGAAAGACCCTGCATTTCAGTAGGTTGAATTGTGTATGTAAGTGCATTGCCTGCACGTACATATGACCTAAAACTACCAACTGGTATTTGACTGAATACTCCATCACCAAATATATAACTTACTTGGTCATTAAATCTACTGTTTACAGAATAAATTTGTTTAACAGAATTTTCAGTTTGTAAATATGCATCCGCATAGATATTGTCTACTTTTTTCCATAACCCAAATGAGCCGTTAGCTTGACTAATTTGATATAACCATGTATCAGTATTATTAATACCCTGTATATCACCAATATCAATTACTTGATTTGAGATTTGATTTTGTAATACAAAGTCAAAGTTTGTTAGTGAACCTTGCTTGAAGTAAAAAAAGAAACCTGTATTAGGGCTACCATATCCTAACTTATCGTTACGATATAACATATTGAATTTGTTAGTTGGTGCAGGTGGCAATTCATATACATAATCTTCACCCACTGTGCTGACACTACATAATTCAAAATTCATATTTAAACCATTAACTACAGTAGAAAACGGAATTACCGGTAATGTTCCTGCAGGGATTTGAATAGTATATTCGTCAGTTTTTACCCCAAGAATCTGTGCTGTGTTAGCAGGCAAACCAACACGCTGGGTGTTAACTAATGCAGCATTGATAATTGTATTATATTGTTCTAGCCAATTTGGATTTGCAGGGTCGTTCCATAATACAGGAGTATTACTTAAATTGAATCCGTTTAAATCTGTTACATTTTGTGTAGTACGAACGCTTGTTACTTTTAAATAACCCTGACCGGCTAAATTTCTTTTTGGGGTATAGCTTACTAAGTTAGCTAATTTGATAACACTATCTCTACGTTCAGCAGTATCAATGAAGTTTTCACGGGTATTTAAGTCGTTACGGAAAGCGAGACCCTGCCCCATGAACGCCATAACGTCAAGCAATGCAATAAATTCACTAGATTCAATGTAATCATTGAAAGTTTCAGGATAATACACTCGCAAATAATCTATGAAACTTTTGCGTAAGGTCTCATAATCATAGCTTCTAAAGTCGGCTTGATTGAACGTTTGATAAATGGCTTTCCAGTCATTTACCCCAAATAATGCTGATTGTCTTGAACTTGTAGCCATAGTTATTCTCTTTTAAGTATTTATCATACCTAATAACCTGAGTTTTTTAGGGTTATTGCAGTACTGCTCTATTAGTAGAACTGTTGAAAAATACGCTTAAAAGATTCGCTTGGTTGAAGGGTGAAACTGCCAACTCAACTTCTAATAATATTCCGTTTTCCTGAGGATATGCTTTAACGGTGTTTATTATTAATCTTGGGTCTTGGCTAGCTACCCTACGTATTTCATTTTCTAATTGAAACTGTACGTCTGCTGTGTTTGGCTCAAAAACAAAAGACCAAATAGTAGTTCCATAACTTGGTTGTCCTACCTTTGTTCCTTGCGGGATGTTCAACGCATTAACAAAATCTTGAATAACCAGTGGGGTATCTACTAACCCGTATTGATTACCTATATTAAACGGGCTTACTGTAGATGCAACGCCGCCCGCCGGACCTGTTGACAGGTTAGTAGAACGGGGTATCCCCGCGTTTTGAGTAGAAAATCCTTTATATGCGACCATAATTTATCCTATTAATTAATTTAGTTTATGCTGTATTTGCTGCTATTTCAAGTTCTTTTAGTTTAGTATTTTGCTCGGCTACCCATGCATTACGCACCGCAATTTTTTGATTAATAACTGCCCTTGCTGCTTCTCTTGTTGGATCACCTTCTGGATAGTTTTCTCTAAAAGTTATATATTCTTCTTTCTCTTTATTCAAAAGCCCTTGTCGTTTATTGTATTCTTCATTAAATTTTTTCTGGGCTGCAAAAAATTCTGCACGTTTCTTATCTCTATCTGCAATCGCACTTAATGCAGCTTCAGTGGGACCGGCATTAGCAAAATCAGGAGGAGGTACCTTTTTGTCACCCAGTAACTTAGAAACTTGATCACCAATTTCTCCCCTATCGACAGTTGATGTAGCAACCGTTGGCATCTTTATTGGATTTGGGCTTGATGTACTTAAAGAATTCATACTTGCTGTTAATGCTGAGGCTCCGGCTGCCGAAAGCCCAACAGTAGCCAATGAGGATAACGCTTGCTTACCAGCAGTAAGTCCTTTCGTAAGGGAATCAATTGAAGGAGCACCTGTTAGATTAGGAAGTCCAGTTAAACTAGGTACACCGGGCAGTCCAACCGACTTTAATGCATCTGCTGGATTAGCTAATACTCCTGCAAGTTTTGCACCCGCACCTGTTAATGCACTTCCAGTAAGTAAACCGGTAACTGCACTTGTCCCGGCAGTAGAAGTACTTATTTTGTTTAATGCTGAACTTGATATGTTTTTTGTAATTGAATTAAGACCGCCCAAAGTATCAGAAATGCCTGAAGTTGAACCGGTTGTTGAATTAATCACTGAAGAAACTGCTGACTGTCCACCGGGCAAATTAGATAATCCACTTGCCATAGCTGATGGATTTAATCCGGCTACTCCCGCCATTCCTGGAACTTTGTTCATTGCACCTGTTAATGCATTCATTCCAGAACCAACCCCACTTTTAGCAACAATTGAATCCACACTTGGAATCTTACCTGAAATTGCATCGACTCCTGCTCCGTTCAATCCTTGTTTTAATGCATCGGCACTTGGCAAACCGGGAAGTTTTGTATCTGCTGCTGCTTGCTCTAATTTGTTTGCTAGATTGATTGATGTTAAGTTTTGTGGTATACCGGCTTTCAAAGATTTAAGTGAGCCTGATATTGCAGAAAATGCAGATCCTGATAAACCTTTTGTTGCATCTAATAATCCGGTTGCACTTGATAAGTCAGGTGGTTTTATATTTTTTAATGCGTCCAGGCTTGGAAGCCCTGGTGGTATTTTTGGTAACCCACTTGTTAAATTAGTTAGATTAGGTAATCCACTTGTTAAATTAGTTAAACTAGGTACACCTGGTAATGCCGGTAATTTTGGCAAAGACATTCCAGTTAAAGAAGTAGCAATAGAACTTGCGCCGCCGGTAGTGGTTGCTAATGCAGATGCAAAATTGCCCCCGCCGATTGAACTTGCTACATTAGCTAAATTAGGTAAGGTTGCCATTATAATGAGCCTTCAACACCGGTAACGATTGAACCAGTGGTTCTTCCACCGGTTAAACTATTTGATGAATTCTTTAAAAATGATACCGTTGATTTGACACCGACATGTGATGCTGCATTAATAATTCCAGAAATAGCACTTGGTCCTTCAGTTCCGGATATTGCCCCAACCATTGTCATTGCAGTTTGTGCCTGTTGCAAATTAATAAGTTGAACTGATGATTGTGCAGGAATGTTGTTAATAAATGCACTTAAATTTTCGGCGCCAGGGGCACCGGTAAACAAATTATTTGTCATAGCCGATTTAACATTCATTCCTTGTTGAACTAACCCAGTAACTAGTGCTGCTGAACCGGGTTTTAGTATACCGGCTGCTTCAAGTTGTTGTGGGGTTTTTCCTAATATGCCTATACCAGCATTAACATTACCCGAAGCATCATTAATAATACCAGTGCCAGTTGATACTACCGAAGGGTAGGCGGCAGCTGCCTGTGACGCTGCACTGCCAATTAAAGCAGCAGATACTCCGGCATTCAATGACGGACTAACAGTACCAACCGCAGGCACCGTTGCCATTGTCGCAGGTGTTACTGGATTATTAGGTGGCAATCTTGCTGAATCACTATATGTTTGACTTTGTGTGTCATTGAGATTTTGAAAAAAGCCTGACATTAAAATGCTCCACTACTATTGTTATTTATTTTTACATCAACACCTTGATTTGCGCTCGCCCAAGGAGTATGAGCCGGTGCACGACTAACT